AGTCGGTAGAACGGCGGACTGTTAATCCGTATGTCACTGGTTCGAGTCCAGTCAGAGGAGCCAAATTTAAAGAAGCCCGCTTTTAGCGGGCTTTTTGCTTTGTGCGGTGAGTCAGCGTTCAGAACCGCATTATCACCGCCTTACCTGACGCTCGCCCCCTCAATACTACCCACTGCCGGTTATCGCTACTCCATCTAATCCGCGTCGTTAGGGTCCTCTCAGCCAGGGGAGTCATTGCACTTAATTATTCTTTGAATAACGTTTATGCTATGCACCTGCATTTGCCTTTTACAGATATGACAGGAAAAACAATGAGTATCACGATTCGCCAGGCCCGCCCGACAGACGTGAACGCGATTTACGATATGATTTATGAGCTGGCGGTGTATGAAAAAGCGCCGGAAGAGGTGGTAACCACGCCGGAAGAGATTGGTAAAACGCTGTTTGGCGCTGAAAGTAAAACCGAAGCACTGATCTGCGAAATCGATGGGAAAACGGTAGGCTATGCCGTCTTTTTCACCAGCTACTCAACCTGGCTCGGACGTAACGGTATTTATATGGAAGACCTGTACGTCTCACCAGAATATCGCGGCAAGGGCGCGGGCAAGGCGCTGCTGAAATATATCGCTCAGTGCGCAGTCACACGTCAGTGCGGCCGCCTGGAGTGGAGCGTTCTTGACTGGAACCAGCCCTCTATCGATTTTTATCTCAGCATCGGCGCACTGCCTCAAAGCGAGTGGGTACGTTACCGCCTCGATGGTGATGCACTATTGAACTTCGCTGAGGCCTGAGGTTATTATCAGGCTCGTCGCGGCGGGCCTGCATTTATATAAGATCAGCTAACGTCAGACATTCACGAACCAGGGGAAACAACGTAATTTATTGCCTATATATCAACATTTATGGCTTTAAACTTGACAAGAACATCATTGTTCACATCCACTGCCGATACGCGTTGTGCTATCAATTCGACAGGTATAGACACACCGCTCGTCGAATTCATCATAGAACATAATGGCAGCTTCGTGCGGATCAACTTTCGTCACATAAAATTTTTCTGTACAGCGTTCAGGTACATGATAAAAATCATAGCTTATGCACTCCTCTATTAAGGTTACTGGCAGAACTTCACTGAGTGTATCGATATCATACACGCTTACGCTGACTCTTCCTTCTACCAGATTAACCTGCCCTAACAGCAAATAATTTTCAAATTGCAGCGTCCTTGGCAGGATGTTTTTCTCTCTGCCGATATAGGTTGTTTTAAGCAGATCGACGCGTTGAACAATAAACGCATCGTCAAAACTGAGAAAATAGGTTCTGGAGTGCATGCGCTGGCCGTCTACCCATGCAAGCCAGGAGATCATTATCTCATCCGCACTCTGATTCTGTACGAACCGTACATCCTGAATGGGATAGTCACAATAATAGAGATCATACCGTTCCCCATCTTCAACTATACTAATCAACGCGCGATCGTCACCCTTGAAAACCTCATAATGTAAGCTAAGAACCCGACCGCTGCGATAAAACAAATCGTGACTGATATTCATTTTCCCCTCTATCACTATCTGTTAACAATGGTAAATATTTTAAAATCACTAATCTTTTAAATTCACATTATCATTGTGATATTTATCAATTAAGCACACCTTCCCGCTGCTTTAACAACCGCCTGTAAGTAGCCCGTCCCCAGCACGATCTACTATTAATGTTATTAACAGAAACCCGACGACTCAGATTACGGATGTATATCCTTCCCTTTAATCAAAAAGGCAACATCGCCATCGGCAGAGAAGAGAGCCATGCAAAATAGAACGTTGATAACCGTTTGCGCCAGCTCGGCTAGCCGAAGATGACCTTGAAGAATCCAGACGATGAGCGCACTGCAAGCCACAGCTAAAGCCCATGTCACCCAAGAGTAGGCGGGGTGATGCGAGGCAGGCACCACGCAGGTAAAAACGATCTTTGAGATAATCATACCTGCAACAAGAATATTAATCATATAGCTATAATAAAATAAAATCATTTCTCATCTTTCCTGAAATTGCGATCAAAAATCGAGCCGACTTTTTTAGGCCGGGTGCTTAAGTACATAAGCAATCGCACTGCCGCCGCCGCCCCTATCACAGCACCAACCCCAGGAGGGACATCAAGTGTTAAACCAAATAGTTTACCGCTCAGCAGTGATAACACTTGGGCACAAAAATCTGAACAGGTTAAACCGACAATCATCGAGGCGCCGAACAGTAAAATGCGAGCCCAGATAGCAAAATCGATGGCAGAAACCACAAATATGATACTGCCAGCAAAAGCGGCGATAAAGGTATCTGGGTCATGGCCAATAATAGTTGAAAGAGCCATAATCATTGCGACCTGTGATGGCTTTGGGCCATTGATAATGTTTAAGGGAGTCATTACAGCGCCTCCTTAATCCTGCCTTTTCTCAGGCTGTCAAAGTTGATGATATTGCTATTGCGATGTAATAGTGTTCATAAAATGAGTAGAGTCATTCCAAAAATAATCCTCATCCTGATCCATTTAACGTTTATTGTGCGATAGCAATGGACAGGTCAATGACATAACAATCATAAATCAATATAGTTTTAGACGTACGAACGACGTTTTGACACTACTCTTATAGCATCATTGGAGATAGCCGAATGGGCGTATTACTTGCTAAAAAGATGAAATACTTTATGGTTACTATGGAGGTACGCAATTTTGCTAAAGCAGCCGAGGCCCTCTGTATCACCCGTTCCCCCTTGAGCAAAGCCATTTTTGAACTTGAAGATTACCTTGGGGGGAAATTGTTTAATCGCACCTACAACAGTCTGGAGCCGACAGAATTAGCAGTTGAATATTATCAAAAATGCAAACCTATCTACGAAATGATATTGGCTCTCGAGAACGAGTGTCGTTCTGGTCATGCTGAAAGCCCGTTTACGATTCTTTTTGATATCAGCGTCCCTGAACTTCTTTATCAACAGATCGTTATGGCAATGAAAAGTGAAAATATTTTATTCAATTGTGAACGTTATGTTGTTAAATTGACTGATATTGATGAAATACAGAGTAAAAACACCATTGTTATATCATTACGTGAAATCTCACCTAATGCGGATTGCGATATTGATAAATGGAAGGGTGATGAGATAGTGCTCTGTATGCCTGATGACTATCATCCCAGGAATAACAAAACTAATATATTTATCTGGAAAGACCTCTCTACTGATTATCTCCAGAGAAGTTTTTATCAAATGGCTAAAGAGCACCTCGCTGAAATCACCTTCATTGAGCATAATCTTAACCTGACAGGTCTACTCTATAACGTTCGTTCCGGAAAAGGTTGTTCATTTCTTACCAGAAAAATAGCCACTATGTTTAAAGTTGATGGCGTTGTCTACTTACCTATCAAAGACCGCCATCCAACTATTCATCTCTATCATGGTAAGCAAAAGAGTGCGAGTAAGCTGGTGCTGCAACTTAAGAATATTATAAATATTTTTATCTAAGGCCTTCTCTATTAAGACGACCATGAAGCGAGTATATCACTCGCTTCGGTAAACTTGATCACGCCACGCCTGTTGCTATGCATCATCTGCTGCGCCGATCCCAGCGCGCTGGGGTATCACGCACATCGATATGTGTGAAGGTGTCGTAACGCCCAATCGAGCAAGCGCTGTGCATACGCTCCAGGTAGTCTGCCACGGTGTCCGGTGGAATATTTACCACCGCAATATCAGCGGCCAGACCGTGGACGTGCTGACTTTTCTGCGCACCGCCCACTTTTTGATTATAAGCCGCACAGCGGCACGCTGAATTTATCATCACCGGCACATTAAAATAACCACGGACATCCTCCAAAATTTCGTTAAGCTTTTTATCCACGGCTGCAAACCCACAGCCGCAGTGGCATGCAAACTCCTTACGATTAAAGTGCGCAGATATATTTCCCATTTATCTTCTCCTGATAAAAAAATCTTTCCTCAACAAAGATGAAAATGCGCTTAATAACAGAGAAATGATAATGATAAAAACGTTATGAAAAACGGTTTATTGGAAAGCAACGGCGCAAAAAGCGACCAATCCTCCGTCAGCGCCTGGACTCGCTGCTAATGAGAAATTTTATCAGTATGTGAAGACTTAACACCTTGATCACACTTCGTTGTGAAACTGCACAGAACCTTTTTGAAACGCTGTTTTCATTTTCCTTTTGCTCTTTTTTCAGCGTATAATAGTTGCCTGGTCGCTATTGAATGGTTTCAGCTCATTGAACTGTAAAATTCAACTATCACATCGCATACTCCCGTTTTGGGCTGAAACTCAAGCACACATTACTCTGCACGCTCTTTTGATGTCACCTATCCTTAGGCTGTGGCATCGCAACTTTCGCAACACAGGTTTGACTCCGCGGCGGTGCGCCCCCGGAGCACTATTCTCCTATCCTTCACAACTTAAAGACTAAGACTGTCATGAAAAAGACCAAAATTGTTTGCACCATCGGCCCGAAAACCGAATCCGAAGAGATGTTAACCAAGATGCTGGACGCCGGTATGAACGTTATGCGTCTCAACTTCTCTCACGGTGACTATGCAGAACACGGTCAGCGCATCCAGAATCTGCGCAACGTGATGAGCAAAACCGGCAAAAAAGCCGCGATTTTGCTGGATACCAAAGGGCCGGAAATTCGCACCATCAAGCTGGAAGGCGGCAACGACGTCTCCCTGAAAGCAGGCCAGACCTTTACCTTCACCACCGATAAATCCGTAGTCGGTAACAACGACATCGTTGCGGTGACCTATGAAGGCTTCACCACCGACCTCTCCGTCGGTAATACCGTGCTGGTCGACGATGGCCTGATCGGTATGGAAGTGACCGCTATCGAAGGTAACAAGGTTGTTTGTAAAGTGCTGAACAACGGCGACCTCGGCGAAAATAAAGGCGTTAACCTGCCGGGCGTCTCTATCGCCCTGCCTGCCCTTGCCGAGAAAGACAAGCAGGATCTGATCTTCGGCTGTGAGCAAGGCGTGGACTTCGTTGCGGCCTCCTTTATCCGTAAACGCTCTGACGTAGTTGAAATCCGTGAGCACCTGAAGGCGCACGGCGGTGAGAACATTCAGATCATCTCCAAGATTGAAAACCAGGAAGGTCTGAATAACTTCGACGAAATCCTCGAAGCCTCTGACGGCATCATGGTTGCCCGTGGCGACCTGGGCGTTGAGATCCCGGTAGAAGAAGTTATCTTCGCCCAGAAGATGATGATCGAAAAATGTATCCGCGCGCGCAAAGTGGTCATCACCGCTACCCAGATGCTGGACTCCATGATCAAGAACCCGCGTCCGACTCGCGCAGAAGCCGGCGACGTGGCCAACGCCATTCTTGATGGCACCGATGCCGTCATGCTCTCCGGTGAATCTGCTAAGGGTAAATACCCGCTGGAAGCCGTGACCATCATGGCCACCATCTGCGAGCGTACCGACCGCGTGATGACCAGCCGTCTGGACTTCAACAACGACAGCCGTAAGCTGCGCATCACCGAAGCCGTTTGCCGTGGTGCGGTAGAGACTGCTGAAAAACTGGAAGCGCCGCTGATCGTTGTCGCGACTCAGGGCGGTAAATCTGCTCGCGCGGTACGTAAATACTTCCCGGACGCCACCATTCTGGCGCTGACTACCAATGAACTGACCGCTCGTCAGCTGGTGCTGAGCAAAGGCGTTGTCGCGCAGCTGGTGAAGGAAATTGCCTCCACTGATGATTTCTACCTGCAGGGTAAAGAGATCGCCCTGGAGAGCGGGCTGGCACAGAAAGGCGACGTGGTCGTAATGGTTTCCGGTGCGCTGGTTCCGAGCGGCACAACTAATACTGCTTCCGTGCATGTACTGTAATTATTAACAGCTCTATTAATTTGCAATAAAAGCGCCTGACGGGCGCTTTTTTTATTCCTTCAATAGCCACTGTCAATAGAAATGCAAATCGGATTAGACTATTTAACGTCGTATTTCATAAGATATATCCGATGAAAATGGTCTGTTTTCACACAGCTTTTTTGCCTTTTTCGCTAAAGTCGGTGCATCTTTGAGCGAACGATCAAATTTAGGTGTATTCCCATCAAAAAAATATTCTCAACATAAAAAACTTTGTGTAATACTTGTAACGCTACATGGAGATTAACTCAATCTAGAGGGTATTAATAATGAATCGTACTAAACTGGTACTGGGCGCGGTAATCCTGGGTTCTACTCTGCTGGCAGGTTGCTCCAGCAACGCTAAAATCGACCAGCTGTCTTCTGACGTTCAGACTCTGAACGCTAAAGTTGACCAGCTGAGCAACGACGTGAACGCAATCCGTTCTGACGTTCAGGCTGCTAAAGACGACGCAGCTCGCGCTAACCAGCGTCTGGACAACCAGGCTCACTCTTACCGTAAGTAAGAGTTCCTGTAATAAAATGGCGCACACTGTGCGCCATTTTTTTTGCCCGCGATTTATCAGCTTCTTTCACTACTGCGTTATCAGCTCTCCCGAACTCTCACTCCCTGCTCCGGTCACTGCGGAAGAAGTGCTGTTGTGCGCTGACAGCACCGCCGCTGGACCAGACTCGCTCTTTACCACCGGCACGCTCACCGGATAGCCTGCACGACGCAGCATAGCCTTATCAATCGTTGCCCGATCGCCCCCCGCCTGACGAATAGTGTCGCTAAAGGTTGCGGTTAAGGTGATAGGCACGGTTTGCGTATTCTCCTCCGGCTGCTGCGACAGCGGGCGATGCACTTCAATGTACTGTTTACCGTCAGGTTCAACAGAGTACTTCACTGGCTCATTAATGATGCGTACCGGCATACCGGTGGATGCCTGAGAAAAGAGTGCCTGGATATCCGGTGCAGCCATTCGGATGCAGCCGGAGCTAACGCGGAGCCCGACGCTGTCAGGGGCGTTGGTTCCATGTATGAGGTACTCCCCCCTCCCCTCTGCCAAACGCAGCGCAAAGCGTCCCAGCGGGTTACCTGGCCCCGCAGGCACAACGGCGGGAAGCGTAATGCCTTTGGCAAGCGAGCGCGCCCGTATGCCCGCAGGCGGGGTCCAGGTGGGGTTAGGTATCTTCTGGCTAATCCGGGTCAGCGTAACGGGCGTTTCAAGCCCCTGCTGGCCTATACCGATAGGGTAGACCTGCACGCTGTTTTCACCCGGCGGATAGAAGTAGAGCCGCAGCTCGGCCAGGTTGATGACAATACCTTCCCGCCGCGTATCGGGCAGCAGCATTTGGGTAGGAATTGTCATCTCCGTTCCCGGCTTCGGCACCGGCGCAATGGTGTTATTTGCTTCAATAAGCAGCATTGCGGGCGTGTCGAAGTGACGGCCTATCGCCTGCAGGTTACGATCCTGAGGCTGCACGGTGTAGGTCTGATTTTGACCAATAAGACGACTACCCGGCGGCGGCAGTAAATAGTCCGCTGCGTGGGCAGTTTGAATAGCGCTAAAAGCGCTGACAAGACTCACTGTTATTAGAGACGCGCGTTTCATACTGAGGTTCCCGTATTCACTGGCCCAGCGCCAGAAAGCTGAAAATTACACGAGGCGGAGATCCACCTCGCGTAACAGGATGAAAGCTATATAAACAGTTTAGCTAATGTTAGCGGCTTTGTTACGAATTGCGCGGATCATCGCTTCCAGTCCCTGGGAGCGCGAAGGCGTTAAATGCTGGGCGAGGGCCATTTTTTCAAACCACGGACGGACATCAAAAGCGACAATATCCTGAGCCGTCATCTGCTGGTAAAGAATAAAGACGACGGCAATCAGCCCTTTTACAATAGCCGCGTCGCTATCACCCTGAAGCTCAATAATGCCGCTGTCATTCTGTTGCATTACGATCCAGACCTGGCTCTGGCAGCCCTGAATCGTGTTCTCTGCGCTGTGTGCCTGTTCGCTCAAGGCGGGCAGGCGCTGACCCAGTTCGATGATATAAAGATATTTCTCTTCCCAGTTAGCGCAGCGCGTAAAGTTACGCAGCAGCCGCTCTTTATCGGGTAATTCAGCCATAACCGCTCCTTTGTTAGCCCAGCAGCTGATGAATACGTTTCAGCCCGGCTACCAGACGATCCACCTCTTCCTGGGTGTTGTAAATAGCCAGCGATGCACGACACATTGCCGGTACATTATAAAATGCCATCAGCGGCATTGCACAGTGATGGCCGGTGCGCACCGCCACGCCGTAATTATCGAGGAAACTACCTACGTCATAGGCGTGGTGCTTGCCCAGATTAAATGCGATTACGCCCTGACGCTGCGCTGGGCCATAGAGGGTGATATCCGGTACGGTGGCCATCTCAGCCAGCGCATAGGCCATTAGAGATTGCTCATAAGCCTGAATATTATCGAGGCCCAACGTACTGACGTACTCTATGGCCGCGCCGAGGGCGATAATCCCGCCGGTATTTGGGGTGCCCGCCTCAAAGCGCCACGGCGCACGAGCATAGGTTGTCCCGTCCGTCAGGCTGACGGTGGCGATCATTGACCCGCCCCCTTCCCACGGCGGCATCGCCTGAAGAATATCCTCTTTGACATAGAGGATGCCGATGCCGGTAGGCCCATACAGTTTGTGCGCGGAAAAAGCATAGAAATCGCAGTCCAGCGCCTGCACGTCAACGCTATGGTGTATCACCGCCTGCGCACCGTCCACCAGCACCTTCGCACCATGCTGATGGGCAAGCGCGGTCATCTCGGCGATAGGGTTTTCAGTACCCAGTACGTTAGAGACCTGGGTAATTGCCAGCAGACGCGTGCGATCGTCAAGGAGCTCGCGCCAGACGTCCAGCTGTAATGTGCCATCAGCGTTGAGTGGGATCACCCGCAGCTCAGCCCCGGTACGCTCGCACAGCATCTGCCACGGAACGATGTTGGCATGGTGCTCCATCATCGTAATGATGATGTTGTCCCCGGCGCGGATCTGGCTGCTGCCCCAGCTGTTAGCGACGAGGTTGATCGCCTCGGTGGTGCCGCGGACAAAGACAATCTCCTCCGCCGTCCGGGCATTGAGGAAACCGGCCGCCTGTGCGCGCACGTTCTCCATCCGCTGCGTTGCCTCGGCGCTCAGGGTATGGATCCCCCGATGTACAGCGGCATAGCCGTGACGATAGAACTCGGCCTCGGCGTCGATAACCTGATTCGGTTTTTGCGCGCTGGCAGCGCTGTCCAGATAGGCCAGCGGCACGCCGTTCACTTCACGCGACAGGACGGGAAAATCCGCCCGCACTTCGCTCACGGAATAACTCATGCGTTGCCCCCTGCCAGGCGCTGACCAATACGACTCAGCACCTGCTGCTTAAGCGCCTCGTCACTGATGGCTTCCGTCAGTTCAGCGGCAAAGGCATAGATAATCATCTGCTGCGCGGCCTGTTGATCGATACCGCGCGAGCGCAGGTAAAACATCTGTTCATCATCGATGCGGCCAACGGTGGCCCCGTGGCTGCACTTCACATCATCGGCATAGATTTCAAGCTGCGGCTTGGTATCCACCTCCGCTAGCCGACCCAGCAGCAGGTTGTTGTTGGTCATCTGCCCATCGGTTTTGATGGCGTGCTGAGCAACGTTAATCATGCCGTTAAATACCGCTCGGCCTTTGTCGCTAACGATGGTTTTATGCAGCTGGCGGCTGTTACAGAAGCCTTTATTGTGCTCAAGCCAGGTGCGGGTATCACATACTTCGTTATTGACGGGCATCGCCAGGCTATTGATGCGCAGAGTGGTATTTTCACCGTTAAGCTGGGTGCTGGTATTGTGCCGCAGCACGGCTCCGCCGAGCAGGAAGCTGTGGCTCCAGGCCGTGGCATCGGCCGCCATAAAGAGATCGTTATGGGCAAAGTGGTAGCTGCCCGCGTTCTCAAAGGCCAGCTTCACATGGTGCAGCTGTGCGTTAGCCCCGACGTTCATCGTCAGGCGCGAGCCGGTAAAATGGCCGCGGTCGTTCAGGCTGGCATAGTGCTCATAGATCGTTGCCTCAGCGCCCTCGGCCAGCTCAAGATGGTGCCGGTAGTGAACGGTATTCATCTCCTCACCGTCCACTCCTTGAGTGATGTGCATCAGCAGCAGCGGCTTAGCAGGCCGTTGGTTGCGGGCCACGCGAATGTGCGTCACGCTCGCCGAGAGGCTTTCGGTAAGATGTAAAAATACCTCTGACTGCACCGGCGCGGGCAAAGTACTCCGCTCGTCATTGATCGACACGCTATACCCGCTGTCATCAAGGCTGTCACTTAAATCCGCATCAAACTGTCCGTCGATAAAGACCAGCCGCAGCGCGTCGAGCGGCAGCGCAAGGGCATCGCGCTGCTCAGTGCTAATGTGACTGCTTTTCGCGACAAACTGGCTCTTCAGCAGCCCGTCCAGAGCGGTATATTTCCAGTCTTCATGCTTACGCGTCGGCAGACCTAAGCGCAGCATCTGCTGCAGATGCTGCTGGGCCTGCTCAGAGCGGTTCCCGCCCCGGGCTTCAAACAGATGATGCCACTGTTGCAGTGCGTTACTGCTGTTCGGTAAGCCAGCCATAGCCCTGCTCCTCCAGCTGTTTGACCAGCGTAAAATCACCGGATTTAACAATGCGCCCCTGATAGAGGACATGCACGTAGTCTGGCTTGATATAGTCAAGGATACGCTGGTAATGCGTCACAATAATAAAGGCGCGTTTATCGTCACGCAGAGAGTTCACGCCATCGGCGACAATCTTCAGCGCATCAATATCCAGCCCGGAGTCGGTTTCATCCAGGATGCACAGCTCAGGTTCAAGCACCGCCATCTGCAAAATGTCATTGCGCTTCTTCTCCCCGCCGGAGAAGCCAACGTTGACCGAGCGCGTGAGCAGATCTTCCGGCATCTTCAGCAGCTTGATCTTCTCTTCCATCAGATCCTGGAAATCAAAGCGGTCTAGCTCATCCTGCCCACGGTGCTTGCGCACGGCGTTGAGGGCGGTTTGCAGGAAGAACTGATTGCTGACGCCGGGGATCTCCACCGGGTACTGAAACGCCATAAAGACGCCTTCGCCTGCTCGCTCCTCTGGATCCAGCTCCAGCAGATCTTTGCCTTTGAACTCAACGCTGCCGCCGGTGACCTCATAGTCTTCCCGGCCAGCAAGGGTAGCCGACAGCGTACTTTTACCGGAGCCGTTGGGTCCCATAATGGCATGGACCTCGCCGGGGCGTACCTCAAGGCTCAGACCGCGCAGGATCTCTTTATCTTCAACGGATACCTGTAAATCTTTAATACTTAACATAGAGATTCCCTTATTCCTTAACCGACGCTGTGTTCAAGACTAATTGCCAGCAGTTTTTGTGCTTCTACAGCAAACTCCAGCGGCAGCTCGGAGAAGACATCTTTACAGAAGCCGTTAACAATCATGGATATTGCATCCTCTTCGCTAATGCCACGCTGCAGGCAGTAGAAGAGCTGATCCTCCCCAATGCGCGAAGTGGTCGCCTCATGCTCCAGCTGGGCGCTGTTATTGCGGCACTCGACGTAAGGGAAGGTGTGCGCCCCACAGTCAGGTCCAATCAGCATCGAGTCACACTGGGTGAAGTTACGCGCGTTGGTCGCCGTCGGCATGATTTTCACCAGCCCGCGGTAGCTGTTCTGGCTCTGCCCCGCCGAGATCCCTTTAGAGATAATGGTCGATTTGGTGTTCTTACCAATATGGATCATCTTGGTGCCGGTATCAGCCTGCTGGTGGCCGCTGGTCAGCGCCACAGAGTAGAACTCACCGATGGAGTTATCGCCGCGCAGGATAACGCTGGGATATTTCCAGGTGATCGCCGAGCCGGTCTCTGACTGCGTCCATGACATCTTGCTGTTCTCACCTTCGCACAGTGCGCGTTTGGTTACGAAGTTCAGGATGCCGCCGGTGTTGTTATCCCCCGGGAACCAGTTCTGCACGGTGGAGTACTTCACCTCCGCGTCTTTATGGATGATCACCTCGACTACCGCAGCATGAAGCTGATAGCTATCGCGCACCGGTGCTGAGCAGCCTTCGATATAGCTGACGTAACTGCCCTCATCAGCCACCAGGATGGTGCGTTCGAACTGGCCCGTTTTCTCCGCGTTAATACGGAAATAGGTTGAGAGCTCCATCGGGCAGTGCACGCCTTTCGGCACATAGATAAAGGTGCCGTCAGAGGCCACGGCGGCATTCAGAGCGGCAAAGAAGTTATCGTTGCTCGGCACAACGGTACCGAGGTATTTCTTCACCAGCTCAGGGTGATCGTGGATTGCCTCCCCGAACGAGCAGAAGATGATCCCCTGCTCCGAGAGTTTCTCCCGGTAGGTGGTTGCTACGGAGACGGAGTCGAAAATGGCATCCACCGCCACCTCGCGGCCTTCACGCACCGGAACGCCCAGCTGGTTAAACGCCTCTTCTACTTCATTGGTCAGGAAGGCATTGGCACCGGTTTGCTGCACCGCACCCGGCTCAGAGGCGCAGGTGTCGTCGCAGTTGCCGCAGGATGGCGCAGAGTAGTAGCTATAATCCTGATAGTTGAGCTTGTCATAGTGCGCCTTGAGCCAGTGCGGCTCCTCCATAGTCAGCCATGCCCGATACGCATTCAGGCGGAACTCAAGCATCCATTCAGGTTCATTTCGTTTAGCCGAAATGGCCCGCACGACATCTTCATTGATGCCGTGAGCCATCTCGTCGGTCTGTAACCGGGTAAAGAAGCCCTCTTTATAGTTAAGAGGGCCTGACCAGGTCTGGACATCGTCCATTGCTTCACTTTTATGGGACTCAACATTACGAGACATAGTACCGCCTATACCCCAAAGCTTTCACCACAGCCGCACTCGTGCTGAGCTTTCGGATTATGAAATTTAAATATCTGGTTTAATCCTTCGCGCACATAGTCGACAGTCGTTCCATCAATGAACGGCATGGCCTGCAAAGGAACATACAGGCGCGCACCGTCTAGCTCGAACAGCAGATCGTCTTTCGCTGGTTCGGTCACGGTGTCCAGCACATAGCCGAAACCCGCGCAGCCCGTCTGTTTGATACCCAGGCGAACGCCGCGCAGCGCCGGCTGCTTGCTGGTCAGTGCGCGAATATGCTCCGCTGCCGCAGGGGTCAACGTTAGCCCTTGCCAGCCCGGATTGTTTGGATCGAAAGTCCCTGAATGCAATTCCATAGGTATACCTCACATGATTACGTCAGAAGGACATAACGCTATGTTAGTGATAATGATTATCACTTCAACCTCTAATCCGCAGGGTTATTCGCGTTAATCGCCCAATTTGCACACTTCTATTAAGCATAGACCCTGCTGCTAGGGTTAACAGGAAAGGATTTTTGATAGCAAGTCGTTGAAAAAACTGTTTTTTAACGAGCAACACTCGCCATTTGATAACAAAAATGAAACATGTATAGGCAATGCCTATTTATGCGATTAGCAGCAAAAAAAACGCTAAAACATGAAGTTATAAACTTTTCATAAAGTTAGTACCTGCACATGTCGGACATACAAGGACATATGAGGACAATTTCGTGTCCCTAAATGTGTCCCTAGAGCGTTCCATGCCCCCAATATGCCCCCAAAATTCTCTGTCAAAACAATCTTACTGGGCACGTACAAGCAGCACATCCGGCCACCGCATCGTGTAGCGCGGCGAGAGCATTTCACGCTTCATCTGCCAGGCTTGCTGGATCCTCTGCCCGTATAAGCCCAAATGCGCCGCGCTCAACTTAAAAAAGCTAATAAGTGGGTATCGGTTATGTGCCATAAGCGGGCGTTCTAATCTCACAATTTATTAGTCTGCGAGAGCATATGAACTCGGAATTACGCCCTGTTTTTGACCTGACACCCTCAACTCACAGATGATTATTTTGCCATACAATTAGAAAGATTTAGTGAAAAGATGTAACTATGCGTCGGCGGGTCTATAGCATATTTCTGAAAATGAATGCCCTTGATTGCTGGAGGGTAATAAGAGTGTTTAACTGTGTTCATGGTTTGTAATATGTACTTACAGTAAGTTAAACATGAACAGCAAGAAAAAAATTCAAAGAAAACTGCTGAGCTATCACAGCAATGCTCTGAAAAATCCTCACCCTCAACTGGATATGTCAGGCGCAGACCTACGATTCATGGATCTCCAGGGCCTCAACTTGCGAAGTATAAATTTCATCGGGAGCGATCTTTCGTTCAGCGATCTGCGTGGTGCTGATTTTTCATATGCCAAGCTTAAGGGAGCAAATATGAGTCACTGTAAAACAGAAGGGGCCATTTTCCAGCATGCGGACTGCACTGGTGTTGACTTTTCCGGAAGTGATGTCAACGCCTCCACTTTTACTGGTGTGCCTACAGAATGTGAGCGCACAAGGAATGTTACACTTTCCTCCCAGCCTCTCATATCTGTTTATATGCCCACATGGAATCGTGAAACACTGACGATTCGTGCTATACAGTCGGTTCTTAAACAAGATTACTCGCATTGGGAACTCATTATTATTGATGATTTTTCCTCATCCTTTCAGCAGTTGCAGGCATTTATTAAAGATATTAATGATCCGCGAATTACGTATATTCGTAATGAATTTAATTCCGGTGCCTGTGCTGTCCGGAATCAGGCAATAAAAATTGCACGAGGTGATTTAATTACTGGCCTGGATGATGATGATGAATGGTTGCCTACCCGTCTCTCTTCCTTTCTTACTTTTCAATATAAACTCGAGCAACACGGTTTTTTGTATGCCAATGATTACATCTGCGACAGTAGGGGCTATCACCATATAAGTGAATTACAGACGTATCCGAAACCTGCTTACAGAAAGAGCCTGTTTGATAAGAGAAATATAATTGGTAATCAGATGCTGACATTAACCGACCGTCTGAGGCAAACACTGTTCGACGAGAAGTTGAGTGCTGCTCAGGATTATGATGCATTTTACCGGCTGGCAGAAACGTATGGTGATCCTTTCAAACTGGATGACATCACACAGGTGCTCTATGTCAATCATGGTGAAGCCCGTATCACCTGCTCAGGACGAAAGTTTGCAGGCTATCTTGATTTTTACCGGAAACATAAATGCAAACTAAATGCATCCAGTAAAAAATATCAGCTGTTTACTCTGTACTATATCCGCAACAAAAACATGAGCTTACGAACACTGATAAAGCTGATGACGCTTCGCAATCTTAAAAGATATCTGATGATGTATTCCAGCTTTCGGAACAGAAAGTTTTAGCGTTTACATATGATGAAAGCCTTTACGTGGACTGTCGTTGGAGAAATCCACGTTTAATTAGAAAGTTCAGATGCAGGTTATTTACGATAAATCATAACTTCCGCCTTTCGCTCATAGCTGCCGTTGACCCTGCTTATGCAGGGTCTGATGAGTTATCCAGGGGGTTATACTTAAAGAGTTTTTATGCAGTGCGGCCTATTGATTATCAGAGTTAATACTTTGATCTGTATTTTCAGCGTCTTTTATTGCCAGCGCCTCGGCTTCAGCCATTGCCGCCTCTGCTGCCAGGCGCTTCTGGTTATACACAGAATTAGCTGGCATATCGAGACGCAGATCCAGCCAGCGCCCGTCAGGAATATCCATCGGCTCACCTGCAACCACCATTGCTGTATCGATGTCGAAACGACGTCTAAATACGGATAGCGTTATCACCCCGCTTTTAGTTGTCTTAACGTCAACAAAACAAAGCCTGTTGCCGTTGAGGTCCTGTGGAATTTCGATGGTCCAGATACCTGCGTGCATTTGCAGTTGATGGCGTTACCGTCAACGCTGTACCAGTCACGAACCTTCTCGGTTGTGTAAAGGTGGGCATGACGCAGCGCGTGCTTACGGCGTGTCGTCGGGCTAAGTGCGGAGAGGTGCATCTGCCGGGTCATGATGCCGTACTGGGCCTCGGCCTCGTCCGACTCATCCCAGCGAGCGCGACGCAGCGCCGTGGTTATTTCGGTCCGGGCGATACGCTTTGCGCGACCAATCTCCATCCCGGTCTGCTCAGTGAGCCTTTTGGCAATATCACGGGGGTTTTGCCCCCGACCCATGCCGTCGGTAAGGATCCGCGCCATGTCCGACTTCGTCCGCGCGCTGAGGTTTTTCATCTCCTCAAATACACGGGTGCGCACCAGCAGCAGACGGCGCTGATAGGGTTCGCTCAACAGCAGCTGCTGGAGGTTCTCCCGCCCGGTGGCGTATACCGTTGACTGCTGAGACAGACTGGCGAACTCCTGCGCCGTGCCGCGCTGGTACGCCTGGTTAACGTAATCGCGCCAGAACCAGAAATTCGTCTCGTTACCGCCATAGAGGATCTCATCGACCAGCGCGGAGGCGTTCTCCAGCAGCATGGACAGAAGCGAGGTATCGAGGTCGAAGGTGTAACGAAGGTTCACAGCGGGTGATGCAGGTATGCGGTCGAGGATGCTCTGGTAGGCTTTTGCGATACGCTTAACCCGCCTTGAAAACTCATTCATCGCGCCGCGTTCGAGGCGATCTGCGCCCGTCGGGTCGCTAAGGTTTCCGGGCAGAATCGGAGGTTTTATCCTCTTCGTCTTTTTCTTCATCGTCATCTTCTCCCAGCGGTGCAGGCGATCCCTCATACCCGGCGGCCACGCGAATTTCCTCGCCAGTAAACGGCTGCTCACCAGTAGCTGCTGACGCGCTGTTGATCTCGGCCATGATTTTGGCGGATGCCAGCTTCTCAGCGCCGGAGCTGGCGTTCAGGTCATCCCAGATAACCGTTTTCTGTGGTACCGCGTCGAGAATGCCCAGCAGCACCAGCTTGTCGCACAGGTCTTCAATATCAAACGACAGATCACCGCGTCGGGACTGGCAGCGCCCATTGAAATAGCGCTGGTCCTCAGTGCTGGCCCGCTCGCCCGTCTGCATGCCTACAAGGATTTTGGTCGGGATATCCAGCGCAGCTCCCGCTGTCTGCAGGTTTACGTTGTAAGTTGGCCCGGGGTCGGCGACAGAGGACACCAGTGGCGTCACCGTTGCGCCCTGGGTAGTCAGCAGCGCATCGTTGCCGCGATTAACCTCAACAGCGGCTTCGTTGAACTTCTCCTGCAGCTCATTGACATCGACGTTGTACATCGAGGCCAGGTTGCTGAAGTCGATCTCTTTATCGAAGTTGATATTCAGCTGGCGCGCGGCGTTCTTCAGGAAGGATTCACCGCTGGGTGAATATCTCAGCAGGAGAGTTCACGGCTTATCGTGAGGATGGTTCAGTTAGTGCACGCATTGGGCGTATCAACCCGCCAGAAGAACAAAAGCTGGTGGGCGCGACAGCCAGCTGGTCAACGAAGGTAAACACCGACGAGAACGGCCGCCGTTACGCTGCTGGTATGGGTGTTGCTGTCGAGGATGGCAAAGAGCAGGTTGCGTTTAAGGCTGAAAAGTTTGAGGTAAATAAAAGCGACACTCTGCAATTAAACAACGCGATCGCTACAGCAGCAGAGTTCAAGCCCCGCCTCTCTGACGAAATGCGTGACGCTGTCATTGACGCCATACGTGAGAGTGATGTGTTCAAGGTGCTGCTGAGCTCTCAGGATGCTCAGGCTTCGGCACTTGTCACCATGCAGCAGGCTATTGAACGGGCCGCAACCGACGCCATACGCAACGCGCTGAAGCCCGGCGGCCTGCTGTATCGAGGCATTTGATGGTATGGCTCATGACATTACACAGCGCCCATCTCCGCCGCCCCTGTTCGTAGATAACCCCGACTTCAAACCGTACATCCGCATCATACCCGCCGACGGCGTTCACGGATGGCTGCATGCCGAGATCCTCAGCGACGACGGCAATCTGCATAACCCTGATCATGCTCACCTGCTGGAGGCCGATCTGTGTTTCCTCTGGGCGTCGAATGCGTTCGATAAAAGGGGGCGGTCCGTACTGGGCCAGGCGGAAGAGGTAATGATGCGCGCCGGGGGCTGGCAAAAAGCCCGCATGGAGCAACAGATGTATGAATGGTTCGGGCGCATCCCTGACTTCATCATCACCCTTGCGGCAGATTACTGCGCTCAGTGTTCAGATTTGGAGTTCTGCGCGCTGGTGGAGCATGAGCTGTACCACATCGCCCAGGAGACGGATGAGTTTGGCGCGCCGAAGTTCACGCGTGAAGGGCAGCCGAAGCTGAAACTGCGTGGCCACGATGTGGAGGAGTTCGTCGGCGTCGTCCGGCGCTACGGAGCCAGCCACTATGTTCAGCAGCTGGTGGACGCTGCGAACAACCCTGCGGAGGTTGCCCATCTTGATATCGCCAGGGCATGTGGAACGTGCCTGCTGAAACTGGCTTAACTTTTGACTGATTATGACAGGCAGGTAACCAATGGCGGCATTAAAAGGAGAGGTCAAAGCCTTTATCGTCCAGTCGTTAGCCTGCTTTGATACGCCCACTCAGGTA